TGAAGTAGTTCCGTTAAATCCTGAAACGTGCATGTATATTCTATCTTGAGCATCTTGTTTATCTACTTCAATTGTGTATCTAACTTCGCCACCTTTATCTATTTGTAGATCAGATATGTCAATAGTATTAATAAATGTTGTACCCATACCAGATACACCCATGGTTGAAGTGCTATTGCCGCCTCCTGTAATCATGGCACACTTATCCGTACCCAACTGTCCGCAACTATTACCACTAGGCATACTTGCAGAACCTTGACCACCCCAATCAACATCCATGTCACCCTCTTTGTTAGTCACAACATATCCGTTATCACCATCAAGAATATCTCCTGAGTTTTCATTAGTAACAGTTGTGGTTGTAGTAGTGACTGTGGTCGTAGTAGTTGTAATTATTTCTGTGCCTTTGTCTTCTTCAGAAATGTCAATTTGTGTATCTTCTGTGATTGTTACGCCTGGAGTACAAAGACCTTGTACGTCAGGTAGGCAATCAGCCTTAGAATAAAAGGAGGCCAGTAGTAATAAGGAAAAAAGTTTTAAACAGAGCAGCATTTTGTGCATCACTAAACTCCTTTGGTTCTGGTTTATTGGCGGCAATATATTCTGGTTTGTATCTACTACCGTCCGGAATCTTATTTGGATTTGCTTCCCAATATGCAGCAGCTTCAGCACCGATGAGACCGTTTACAGGGCAGGGGGTCCCCGCATCCATCATACTCGTCCAAACACGTGGGTCCTGACATAGAAGGGCCACCGCCGAGACTTTCATGCCGTAGGCGAATTGACTGCGAGATAATTTTAGAAGCTGACACAGCTCATCGTCTACTAAAATTCCTGTAGCTACACCTAACACATTATTTTGAACTGCTCCGCCGATACCAACTTTACAAATATCACTGTTAGAATTGGGCAGAACTGGTGCGTTTGCTGTTGGCGGCGTATTGTTTACTACAGTACTCGACACGGTATTGGTCTCAGATTTTGCTGTTGTTACTATTGCTATGGTTGTAATAAAAACAAGAAGTATAAATAAAAGAAAATTTGTTCTCATTAATTTTTCTATTAATAATATTAATTTATAAAACCAAATTTCAAGCCACATTAACATCTCCATCTTCTTCTAGCTTGTCTTAACCTAGAGTTAGGATCTTTTGCTGCTTTAGGAAACTTTTTCATTTGACCTGCACTTCTAGCACAGAAAGATTTTCTTCTCTTTGCTGATTTACTACCGGGTTTTACTTTACCTGTAACAGCAGTTTTTAATTTAGAACCAGGATTTTCTCGTCTGTAACGAGCAACTCCTGCTTTAGTCATTCCTGCTCCACTTTTTGTAGAACGAAAATACTTTTTTGTTTTAGGTGGTTGTTTGTCTACTTTTCTCACACCAAACCACCCATAGACATGTTTTTTCTTTTAGGTGCGAATGTTGCTGCTCTTGAGGGTTTAGGACCTGTATTTGATTTAGCTTGTTTTCTTCTTACAGCTCCCGCTTTTTGTCCTTTGGACATGGCTCTTGCTTTTGCTATGGGCACACACTTAGGATAATTTTTTCTTTTCTCTCCACCACTACGACCACATTTAGGATAGGAACCATCAGATTTTTTATTGGCTATGTCTACCCAATTTTCTTTTACCCATGCTCTTAATCCTTTTTTAGCCATTAATATTTTTTAGTTTTTTTTCTTTTCTTTTTTAAAACAGCACCACAACCTTTTGCGATGCCACCTTGTTTAAAACTAGAAACTTTTTTTCTGTTTTGTGATACTTGATTATTAGAAATAATACCACCATCAGCTTTTTTATTTTTCTTACCACCCGGTGTAATTTTTCCTGAACAAACTCCACTAGCATACATATTTGCATATGCACTAGGGTACACTTTAAATTTCCGTTTAGCTGCGGCTTTTCCTTTTGCACAAAGTTTAGCCATTGTCTTTTTGCTCACAAGGGCAAGTCATACAACCACAATCCATACATGTCATACCACAATGACAATGATGACCACATTTTTCACATATAACTACTTTGGTCACTTTTTAACTTTGCCTCCTTTTTTCATCATTTTAAAGTCTTTACCACTTATTTTACCGTCTTTATTTTTATCTAATTTAACTTGTCCACCAACAAGTTTACCGTCCTTATACATTTTTCTTCTCTTTCCGTTTTTTAGTTTTGTAGTCATTTTTAATGCTCCTCTATTTATTGTCATTTTTTTTCATTTCTTTTTACTAATCATACCTTTGATACCAGGTGCCGCCCTAACCCCCAGAGAAACGGAGCAAGCCAAATATAATAAATGGGTGTAATACTCTGGTAAAGTTTCCAAAATTTCAAACCCACGAGCTATATGTGGTTGCATGAAGGGTAGGAAGCTACAAATTGCAGGTACCATTAGGGCTAGTAAAACAAATTCGTCTTTCCAGCTCCCTTTCATTTGATCTACGGCTGATGCTTCCCATGCGACCTTTCCTGCGATTTGCTGCTCCTTCAAAGCCTTAGTTGCTTTTATCTCAGTAAGCTTTAAATCTGCTTTTGCCTTCTTCGTCTCAACGAAACCTTTGACTGTATCTCCGATAATTGAAGTGAGAGGCCCAACTAATAGATTAAACATTTAAACCCCTTGTATTATTATATATAGAACAACAACGGCAATACCTATAACAATAGCTTTGCCTTTTTTATTTAAGTTTGTCCATTTAGATAATATTTTCTTTTTCCACATCATATTAGACTCCTTTGGTGTGGAGAATTATAGCAGTTATCTTGTATTATACAAGGTTCCAATACCTTCTGACATTGGACCACTTTTAGGTGCTACTGTTCCACCATATGCAAAAGGAAGAACTCCTCTTCTAGATAAATAATCTGTTATATATAGCATATCTTCTCCACTTAAATCATCTTCTTCGTTAAATAAAAAAGGATACATTTCTTGAAAATCTTCTGAGGTCATGTTACCAGATTCAGAATAGGTAGTAGTAACCTGTTCATCTAAAGGTAATGTTGTTAAATCTTGTTCAGTAAATTTTGGAGGAATAAAATAAGCTTCATTTGAAGTCATGGTTGGAAGAACATCTGATAAACTAATTGTATCTTCATCTTCATCTTGTGGAAAAAATAAATTTTTTCCTTTACCAACTAAATCTTTTAAAATATTAAAAGCTGCTGAACCAGGTATTGCAGCTTTAGCTAAGACATCTGCAAGTCCTTGTGTTCTTACCATATCTACTTTATTAACATTTGGATCTGTATACTGTAAAGAATTATAACCTGTAACTCCTCTTGATATATCACCACCGAGTTGACTAAGAGTAGGTGCTGTAGCAGTTAGTTCAGGATTCATCATAGATAAAATTGTTCTACCTTGATCATCTTTTAAACCTGTTCCACTTAAATTAATTCTATCAATACCATCTGGTCCTGTAAAAGTTTTAGCTCCTGCGTCAAAAGCTTTATTGATTGTATCCATCTTACTTGCATAAGATTCAATGTCAGCAGGTCTACGATACTTAGATCCTACCTCTCCAATGTTTTGACCAATTGATTGAAAGGAAGAATCTCTTCCAAGGTTTTGAAGACCTTGTGCAATTGTGTTTGCTTGATTTTCAGAAACTGTAGCTAAACCTGTATTACCTGCCATAGCCATTGATTGACCGGGGCCCATCGGTTGATTAGCCATTCGATTAAGATTAGGCATACCAAAGCCACCTATATTCATAGTAGGTCTACCTGAAGGAATAATTCTTTCTGGAGTTGAAGGTGGGGTGTTTACAGGAAATCTATTAAGGGAATATTTTTGTAATTCCTCCATAGGATAAACAGGTTCTCTTGCATCTTCTAGAAATTTATTTCTACCTGAGCCGCCTTTTTTTGGAGATGTTTTTTTTGTTTTACTTCCCATTTTGTAATAATCCTTGTTGTATTAATGTTGCAAGAATTCCATCCAAACCTTTTGACATACCACTTCCAAAATTAGTTACAGGATTAACATCACGGGGGGCAAACGGCATAAACATCATATTTCTTTCTGGTGTGCCAGGAACTGGTGTGTTAGGTAAAGGAACTTCTTCTGGTTCAAGTCCTGGAGGTGGTGTGCTTGGTAAATTTGGGCTAAACTGATAACCAGGAAAGGGATTGTCAGGTAATTGTGGAATTGTCATTGACGGAGGTGCATCAGTTTTTTTTATATTTTCTATGAATTGCTGTGTTAAAAGATCTTTATCTCTCACCGATGGAGGTAATGCAAACATTTTCATTCCAGGTCCACTTCTATCAGGAAGACCCCTAAAAGACTCATAAGCTATTTGTACTGTTTCAGGAGTTAAATTATCTCCTCTTAATCTTTCTGCTCTATTTAAAACTTGATCTGCTTTTTTTCTTGATAAACCAGATATGGATCCAGGACCTACAGCAGCTCCTGTTCTTGCTCTTGATTCTCCTGGTGATACTCCTGTTCCTACTCTACTGCCCATCTACATCTACCATTGTCATTTTTTGAATACCTGATTTTGCCAAACTAACACCTGCTCGAAGTTTTTGATGTTCATCATTCTGTTCTAACTTATCTTCCGCAATTTGTCTATTAGAAATTAACCTTAGTCTGTCTAATTCAGATTTTTCTTCTCCCTCTTTTTCTTTTCTAGCTTCTTCTTTTGCTTTTAAATCTACTTCTCTAGCTTTTAGTTTTATAAGAGGGTCTTTATTCATTTCATCGTTAATTTTTTTCTCTTCGTTCATGAAATCTTTAGTCATATCTGCAATTAATACTGCTTTTCTAGCTTCAATTGTAACTTGTATACGCTGTATTTCAGGATTTTGTGCCATTTGTTGTGCCATTTGTGGATTTTGTTGCATTTGCATTTGAATTTGTTGTAATTTCATCAAATCTTCTGCAAATTCTATTTGAATTTGCTCTTGTGCCATTAAACTTATGTGTTCAAGCACGTTTTTAAACACCAAAGAAGAAATTAATGGGTTATTTTTTACCATATTTGTCGCCATAAAGTTTAAATGAGCATCAATGTGAGATCTATGGTCTTGTTTTGGAAATGCTTGAAAACTTTTTTGACTCATTGCTTGTATGTGTTCCATACTTGGATCCATTGGTGCGGGTTTTGCAGGTGGTGGTAAGATAGAATTAATATCTTTAACACCTAATGCAGAATACATGTTGTAATAAGCGTTATATAAGTTGTGTAGTTTAGGGTTAGACATTGCCATTTGCAGTTCCGTTTGAGCTATAGATATACGCTGCGTTTGGGAGAAAATATTCGGATCCGCAATTGGCAAGATGTCTACTCTATCATCAAAGTCAGTTTGTTTAATGCTGCGTTGTCCACCGACAACATCGTAAGGGTACTCAGGAGGAAGATACAAACTAAAGACTTTAGATAATAAACTGAATTCTTGTTTTAAACTTGAATAGAGTCTCTTGTGAATAGCTGACATCACACGAGATCCACGTTCTAATAATGCTACTGTCGTTCCTACGGCAGCACCTTGATTACCGTCACCTACTTGCATGTCTGCAATACTAGCGAAACGCTGACCTGCAGAGACAACTGTACTCATTAAGGTAAGTAAAGTTTGTGAAGGTTCTTTAAAAGGTAAGGGCATAAAAGAATCTCTTAAGTTTCCACCGGGAGCATCCACATCTCTAAACTCACCAGGTTGTAGAGGCTGTGCATCATCTCTCACTCGAATACCACGCATTTTAAATCCTGCAGGTAAGTTCGCTAAAGTTCCAGCGTCTAGTAATTGTCTGAGTGCTGCCGTAGCAGTTCGAGATAATCCACCAATCATGTGAATCAAACCAAAGCCATAAAAACCTAGACCCGGTAAAAATTTAAAATGTACAAAATAATCAACTTTCTTTTTTAAAGGATCACCTTGTGCAAAATTTCTTCTAATAGATAAAACTTCATTTGTACCCTCTTCGATTGTGACGATGTAAGGTAACTTAATTCCTGTAGGTTCATTGCTTTGAGGATTCATATCTTCAAAACCCTCTAGATCTAAATTTACATGACACTCTAAAAGAGTATACATGTCTTCATCTTGACCACTTGCCTTAACTCCTTCAAGTTCTCTCTCTTTACTTTTTACATCAGTATCACTTGAATCATAACTTGTAGATAATTCTATATCTCTGTAAAAGCCATTAACTTGTTGCTTGCGTAAATCATTTTCAGAGATCTTTACAACATGAATAACTGTATCCGCTTCATCTAAACTTGTTGCTGAGTAAGGTACAACTAAATCATCTGCAGGAATAAATTTTGATACAGCTCTGTTTAATAGTTGATCATAGTAAACTTTTTTAAAAGTAGATCCTGCAAGAGGTAAGTAAAATAACATTTGATCAAAGTCTGCTTCATACTCTTTCATGACATGCATGATCTGATAGTTCATAAATTCTTTCACACGATTGGCCTGATCTTTTCTTGCCATGTCGTCTTTACCGACAACTTGTGTTCTTACAGGTCCTCCTGCTGGTAATAATTCTTTATAAGCAAGTGATTGAAATTGTGTCACGGCTTCTGATAAAACAGGATGAGTCGCACCACTTGCACCTCGAAACGGTTCACTCTTGTCTTCGTATTTAAATCCTAATAATTCTAAACCATCGGTGTAAGCTTTCTCCCACTCTGACCTTGATGACTTGTAATCTTCAAACTTAGAAGAAAGATCCGATCCAATCGGATCTAAAATTGTATCAGGTAATAGCTCTGCTAAATTAGAAAAGTGTTCGCTAGGATCCATTGGCTCCATAGCATTCGGATTAAAATTAATTTCTGCTCCACCGTCTTCCATTTCTGTGATGTCAACAGGACCTGTATCTTTTTTTGTTTCTTCTACAAAAACTTCTTGTTCTTCTTCCTCAAGATTTAAATTTTCATTTGGTAATGCTTTATCTATTTCAGCCATTAATAATACGTCCTTTGTTGGTGAGGTAAGGGTTCATCTTCTTGGTCGTCTGGGTGTTCAATAAATCCTCCCTGTCTAAATCTCATGACAGCTTGTGTTGTGCTATCTACTAAATCGTCATGGTCGCCATATGGAAACGAAGCACATTCCTCTATAACTTCCTCTGCAAATTTTTTATCTGGTGCCCAAACTTGTCCTGCTTCAAAGATAGGAGCTACAGAATTCACCCTTGTATGTTTATCATTTCCTTTACTAGGTGTAAAGTTTAAAACAGGTATTCCCATTTTGCGTAACTCATAAGTCAAAGGTAGTCCTGATGCTTTTGCTTCCACGATCACCGTTTCAGGTTTCCAATAATCATATTGATCTTTAGCTACTCTTCTTAGTTCTGGGAACTCAAATCTATCTTTCACACAATCTAATAACAACAAGTTCGGTCCGCTGTCCTCGGTCGGATAAAAGACTCCCCACGTAGTAATAGCCGAGTAGTCTGCTGTTTGTTTTTTCATAAAAGCTGTATCATAACTTTGTATCACATGATGTAGAGCAGGAAGTTCTTCGCTTTCATACACCCTCCACCATTCTCGTTTAATGATAGACCCCTCTTCCGCCGTGGGGTTTTGTTGGTACTGAGCATTCCATTTGCTCACGGACAGCGAAGCTTTGACCGTTTGTAATTCGTCCAACTTCCAATATTCTGGCCATACAGGTTTATTGCTTGGTAGGATTGCTGGAAATTCTATGATCTCCCATTGATCTGCTTTAGGATCACTTTGAGCTTTGAGCAGCATTCCTGTTAAATCTTTTGTGTTCCACCTCGTCATCACCAAAATAATTCTACCACCAGGTTGTAAACGCTGACGAGGACCAGAGGTATACCATTCCCAAGTTCTCTCAAAGGAATTCATGTTCATCGCATCTTGCTCCGAGTGAGGGTCATCAATAATAAATAGATCCGCACCACGACCTGTCACAGCACCACCAACACCTGTCGCAAAATATTCACCACCTTGATT